AGATTCATGTTGCAACGACAATTCGGGTGAGCAGGCGGAGTCGCTTCACCGTTAGAAAACACAGACAACACAGGAACCCGTTGCCCACCCAATTCAATACACACCTCACAAACGGCAATACCAACCCACCCGTCAGGACCTGTCACCCATTCTTTTTGAGCCTGATTCAAGTCCAAAACACCGTTATCGGACGCTTGCAACCATGAAATAAGTTGACCCGTGTTCTGAGAAGCAATAATTTCTGTTCGGGCAATCGTCAAAGCACGAGAGTTAATTAACTGACCTCGGTAATCCAAAGCCAACTGCTCCGCCATATCTTGCAACGCATCAATGCTCATATCGGGAAACAACTCTTCAAGACGAGACAGTTCACGGTCATACATATTGTCCACCGCCGTTTGCCAACGGTCATGCAAACCGATAACCCGACTAATGCGGGACGCCGCACCTAGAACGGTAAACTCCCCACTTAAAGCCTCGCCGATAATAGAACGAACCGCAGTCAAAGCCTCAGATTCAATCTGTTTAATCAACGACCCTGACCGAGTTCTCGCCCATTGAACCGCCCTCACATCAGTCGCATCAAAAGTCATCTTCACCGACATGGATTGAGGCAACTCTGCGATGGCTCTTTCCGTATCCAATAAAAGTTGTTCACGGGTTCCGTCAGTCACATCGGTTAACACCCTGTTCAAATTTTGAACCACCTCACGGGCGAAAACTTCTTGGAACGCCCGAAGGTCAACCGACCCGATTTGTTGAGAAGCAATCATCGCATTACGGGCTGTAGTAGCAGCGCTTGACAGACCAGCGAAAACTGTTTCGTAAAGCGAAGCGAGCGCCTGAATCTCCCGTAACAAAACAGGGTCAGTCAAGTCCTCTATGCCTTTTTGAAGCGGTAGGAGGGCTTCCTCGTGTGTGTGAGGGCGTGTTTGGGTGTGTTTGACGAAAGGCATTTTATGCCTTCGGGTTCGGAGATGTTTCTTTAGTGGCAGGAAACGGGGCGAGTTTGTCCATCAAATTTGTGCCGTCGTCCGCAGGTGCGGGTGCGGGTGCGCCCGTAGGCATCCCTGGGGCAGGTGCGCCGTTAGGCAAAGGTGGTGCGCCTTGCATTGTTTCCATTCCCGCTTGACCCATCAAGTTGCCTTCGGTTTCTGACCGTTTCGGCAAGTTAGCCAAATGGCGGAGATAGTTGTCAAGTTCAGCGTCAGGAACCATCGCCCCTGCGGCTGCCATCTTGCTGATGAAGTCTCCAAGAACACCCAAGTCAACATGAGTTATTTCGCCTGGTTTCACCTTCGGTAAATTATCTGTTTTCATGCCATTCAATTTAAACAATCTTGGTACAGCATGGTCGTTGAAAGTGGCTGCGATTGTTTGGGCAATTTGTTGAATAGCCGAGGTGAACAAATCAATCTTTGAGGCGCCCAAAGCGAATGAGCCAACTTTTTCGTGACCCAAAAGAATGAAGTCTGCCAAAGCAACCATAGAAATTCTTTGGTCGTATCGGGCGATGATTTGGTCGGTGTTGAACTGTCTTGTGCCACCCGACGACAACAGGGTTAGTTTGTAAAGTTCACGCCCTTGTTCGTCGTAGGCGAGAGGGAAAAGTACGCCTTCGTTTTCGTTTCGTTTAATTTGTCTAATCAAATCTTGCATAGAGTTACGGGCGCTAATTTCTGCGGCGGTTGCCGACGACGACAACATGGATGGCGGAACATAGGCGACAGGCAAACCTGCCAAGTCTCGTTCAATACCGATGGCTTCAATTTCTTCAATCGTTTTCTTAAACTTGTACGGACGATACGCATTACGAAGAATGGAACGACCTTCAGGGTTATTTCGGGCGTTACTTGCACGGAACAACAAGGCTTTTTCAATCGGTATTTCTGTGACACCTTTGTAACTTGATGGGTCGCTTTGTCGGAATCCTTTAACCGAACCGTTCTCGTCTAAGTTCCAATCCCACAGGGTTTCTTGCGCTCTTAAAGCAATCTTCCGCCAACCAATTTTTCCGTCCGTGAATTTAGACCTTTTCCTGCCGTCGTCGGTGTCGGGTTTTACCCGTTTCTTGTAAACGATTTCACAATACGCATAGCCGTAAGGCAGAAAGGACAAAATTTGTGAAATCATTGCCGACCATGACTCGTTCATGTCGTGCATACATTCTTTTAAGAATTTTGCGTTCTGTTGGTCTTTCTTTTTGACCAGTTCGTTCTTTTCGCTGTATGGTTCAACATCCCATTCAATAGCAAGAATCAGGCGTTCAATAGCGAAGAGCATCGCCCCGATAACAGGGTCGTTATCTGACATTTCACGATAGATTTTGGCGCCACGAATACCTCTAAGGTCGGGAATGAACTCATCAATAATCCAACCTGAGGTGCGTTGGAGTCCCGAGGTGCCAAGTTCTTGAAAGTCGTAGTTGCCTGCCATTAACTTGCCATTCTAAGATAAACGACGGTGTATTTACCCTCTATCGGGGATTAGTCTTCGGACTCACTCATTTTCATGTCTTCAATCAAGTAGGCAATTAGCCTCAACGCCTGTTCTTCGGTGAAGCCAGTTTTCGTTAAGGTCATGAAAAGTTCATTCAGTGCAACTGAAGCACTTTCAAGCGGTGACCATTGTGAAGCCATTCGGACAACATACACCACGAACCCTGTTTGGGGGGCTTGAACTGCGAAGTTTTTAGTTTTGATTGACCAGTTCTGTTTTGATTTCTGCCAACGGTGTTGGTTGGAATGATAAGTCTCGTTCTACGGCAGGGACATCGCCGAAGACCCGCACTTGCTCAAGTTCTTTGAGTGAGAAGTATCCAATCTCGGTTTCAAATCCGACGACCAACCCGAAGAATGTGTCTTCTCCGTCAAATTCTGTTGCATACCATTTCCAGCCTGTGTAGGGCGAGAAGAACTTGACTACCGCCAAAGGTTTTACATTTTTCTTTTCTGTAAAATACAAAGGTGGTAGTAGTTTTCGTAATTCTTTCGTTAAAAGTTTGTGTCCTCGTTTGTCTGTCATTGGTTCCCTTTCTCCTGTAATTTAACTATACCTTAGTTTAGACCTGAAAGCAACTGTCACCACAAATCGTCTTTTTGCAAACGGTCAAGCATCCAAAAATCCATCTCCGAACGAACAATGTCCGTCCGACTCAACGGCACAATAAACAAAGACGGTTGAACCTCCTCGGGCTGTTGTTCAATCCAGTCCTTCGCATCAACAATCGTCTTAAACGCCCCGTAATACTTTGAATACGACGAAGAATTTAGAATCACAATACAATCGTTGACATTCGGCAAAGCAACCTGACGAGGCACAACTTCTTCTTTCTCAATGGAGTCAAAGTAGCCCTCCAAAAAATTCATCTCCAAAGAAATAATCCCGTCGGCGTCATCACTCACTATCAAATCGCCCAAAATTTCGGAAAAGAGGTTTCCAAGCCCCTCACATAACAGGTCGGTGTTTGGTTCCCCAACTTCTTCTTTTCCTCGGGCAACTCCACGCTCGTAAGCGGTCTTAAAATTTCGTTCCCACAACTTTGTTGATTTAGACACGCTATTCCTTTTCTACTTGTTCTATTTTGACCACATCAATATAACTTCCGTTCAGCAAAAGCCATTTAATCATCGCTTCCGCCCTTTCAATGTTGGTTGGCTCGTCTAAATCGTCCCGTTTTTTGACGGTGATAACAAACTTGTAAATGTTTTCCATTAGCAGGTGTGTGTTTCTGTGTCAGGTTTGCCATCCCACAAGTATGCCCAAGCGTAGTTGCTGATTTTTACATTGTCGCCTGTCTTGTATCGTTTCACCAACTGCGTTTCGGATGCAAACTCGTCACTTGGAACCACTTTGTAGTGCGCCCAACCTGTTTGCTCAAGATATTCTTTTTTCAGTTTTTGAATCCAAACCGAACCCGCCGATTTTCTCACTATCTTGTAATAGTCAATGTTCGTTTGGTCGTAACCCCAACTTGAAACAATGATGTCACCTACTTCAATTTTTTTCTCTGCGGTTAATGTTGTCATTGCTGTTCTCCTTTTTGTTTTTCTGTGTTTAGTGGATTGAATGTGGCGACTGGTTTGAGGTTCCCACCTGAGTTGGCGAAATGAGCGGGGACAACCCCGACGATGAGTAAAGCCAAAACTGCTAAAAGCACCTTTTTCATGTTTCCTCCCACAACCAAACTATACCGTACTCAAGCCTGTTTGTCAACCTTTAAGATTGCGTCTTATACTTCCCGCCACGCTTTTTATACTCCCTAACCAACCAACCATTCGCATAAGCCGACGGGTAAACATCAAACTTCTGTTTCGCTTCTGCCTTCACACGGGCGTACAACTCCTTGTTCGTAGGCACATTCTTAGAGGCTTTGGCGAAGGTGTCAACCATAATCGGTTTCTTGTCTTCCCTCGTCGTGGTGCTTTCCGCTTTGCGTTTACGGCGCACCGCAGAAGCAATCTCGGCTTCCGACATCTTGGAGGCTTTGGATGCGGGAACACATTTCGGGTATTTACCCGACTTGGCATCATCCCGCCCACAAGGTTCAAACCCTCCGCCTTTTTTCGGGCGTGAAATGTCCACCCATTTTTCGTTAAACCATTGAGTAAGACCAGCCTTACGCATCTCTATTTTGATTTCTATTTCTCGTGGTAAACCCATTGTTAAATTCCTCGGTTTTTCTTAGGCGGACGAACCACAATTCTCTGAGCATAAAATGAGTTTTTAAGCAAGCCGTCAATATATTTTGCTCTTTCAACAGGGTCGGTTATTTCTGCCAAAGCCATTCTGTCGTCCTCGTTAAGTTTTGCAGGATTAATTTTCAGACCTTTACTGCTCTCATTTTTTGTGTGTTTCGTAGTCAAATTTTGCCCAAATTTTGCCGCATTGTCAACCAATATCCCGAGTCGTTCGGCGAAATCTGCTTCATCAGTTGAAACATCTTTTAAGTCTTGCAACTTTTCGGCGCCCACACGGTCAGCATCAACCTGAGCGCCCGACGGTAAAGTTGGCAACACCAAAGCGCTCGGGTTATTGCCTTCGGATTCTAAACGCTTGTTCTTGCCCTCAAGTAACTTGATTTCTTCATACATATCAAGAAGTCGTTGCTTTGGAAAATTTTGGTAAACTGGATTACCGCTCGCATCACGATGAGCGATATATCCTTTATCTATTTGCTCCTTTAGTTCAGCAATTTTTTCGGTGTTTTTTGCTATTTGAACCAATGCACTTGACATTTGAGTTCCTCCCTCTGACCCCTTGAGTTCTTCGCCTTTTTTGTTCTGCCACCGAACATTAGCGGCGTACCGCCCTGCCTCTGAACGGTCACCACCGAACGACGCTTTCCGCATCTCAATTTTAATTTCTGCTTTTCTTGGTAAAGGCATTGTTAAATTCCTCGGTTTTTTCTTGCTCTTTTTTCGGCGTCATCTAAAATTTTGTCCACACTATCGCCTGTTTTTTCTGACAATAAACCTGCTATTACAGCAACATTTTCGTCGGTGTGTAAACCGTCCATACCGTTCACCCAATCGGCATCCAACCACGACGCGGCTATGTAAGACGGTTTTGGAAGTCTCTTAAATTCCATTGCATCTCTCAAAAACTCTTTCGCTCCCGTGATTGAAGAAATCTTTGTCGTTGAGGCGTACTGTTCGCCTGTTCTGTTGTCTGTCTTCATTCTGTTTGATGTCAAACGAACATCGGAACCGTCGGCAGTGATTTTTTTCTTCAACCTGATTTCGTCACGAACCCTTTTCTCTTCGGCTCGTTGTTCTCGTCCTTCTCGTTTCGCTTTGCTTTCGCCTGATGTGTAGTCTGACGGCGCTTCAGGGAAACAATGTGTGCAAAGAATTCCGCCTTGGTCATCAACCGCTTCTTTGTCTGTCAAACCGCTCAGGTGAGGCAACCATGCCCAATCAGTTGTGTCGTAAGTTGTGGAACATTCCATGCTTCTGTGAACATGACCGTTGGTGTTGGTGACGAGAAAGAATCGTTGCCATTGGTTCGCATAGTAGAGGTCGTTTAGTGGTGCGATTTCGGCTTTGATTCGGGCAATTTCGGGTTCCTTCAAAGCAATGTTTTCTAACGCTCTTTCTAAACTTTCTTGGTTGTAAAAATCGGCATTTTTTTTGGCGAGGTCAATTAGTCGTTGGCGTTCCTCGGGTGTTGCGCTTTTGAAATGAAAGAAATGTTTTTGTTCTTGTCGTTGCATGAACTGATAATATTCACGAGAGAATTTGCTGATTTCTGTTTTTTCGTAAACACCCGCTAGTTTGTTGATTGCTTCAACAGATTGACGAAAACTAGCGGTTACTCCACCTAGTTTGCCGTTGAGTTCAGCCAGTTTTGTGTCTGTGGTGGAAGCCAAAATGTGCAGTTGGCTTTTCAACTTCTCAGCACCTTCCATATCCCCACTATACCCCACTAAAGGCGGACTGTCAACGGTATTTTCTTGCCACCGAATATTTGCGGCGTATCTACCTGCCTCCGACCTATCCCCACCAAACGAAGCCTTACTAAACCCCCCACCGCCCCCGTTTAGAAAAGAAAAATTTTTTTCGGCGGCAAAAGCGACGGCACGGCGTCGCATCTCAACCATCAAAGCAACATCAACAGGCAACAACATCACCACACCATACTAAAAACGCCAAGGATTAGACTGACTCAACCCCACAGGTGCCACAACAGGAACAGACCTAAACAACGGCTCATACAACGCCAACAAAACAGCCTCAGCACGGTCAGGAGAACCCAAACCACGAACCCTCAACTCATTCTTAGACACCACCTTCACACGACCCGACGAATCCGAAACAAACTCCGCCAAACCCAACTGACCCAAACACCTACGGTCACAATCCAACCGAACCAACTGAAAACCATCCACATCAGGCTCCAACAAAACCCGACCATTCCACCACAACTCCGCACGAACATTCCTAAAACGACCAACATCAAAAGCCCGCTCCGCAACATTCACCCCAACAATCCGAGCAGAATGCAAACCCTCACGACCCCAAATCTCCAACAAACTAACCACCCCCCAACCCACACCAATCGCATCAATTTTCACGGATACCGTGTCGGTATAGCCCCCCTCGGATAGTTTGGTGAAAGCCCCCCCACCCCCTCGGAAGTCCTTATGGTATAAGGGTTTCGTGGGGTCTGTTTCCTTTATGTTATAAGGGTTTTGTGGGGCGAACGGGTGTTCGGGGGCGAACGGGTGTTCGGTTTTGTTATGTAAAGTTGCGAGGTCTTGTTCGGCTTGTTGGATGTGTTGTAGGCATATTTGGGCGACGGTGACGGCGTTGGCGTTTGCTTCGCCTGATGAGGTGTGGACGATTTTTACTGTGTATCCGTCGGCTCTTGCTATGACGAATTCGTCGCCTCCGTCTGATGCTATGTCTATGCCGAGTCTGATTCTGTTGTCGGGTGCAGGGTTGAGGTTTTTGGTGGATTCTTCTATCCAGTGGCTCGGTATTACTCGGTTTGTGGTGTTTCTGACGAAGTTTGCGTAGATTCTTGCTTGGGCGAAGGGTGATTCGTTGCCTAGTTCTTTGATTACATCGTTTACCCATGATTGGTCAACTAGATGTGTGGATACGGGGTGTGTTGGTACTGTTTTTGGGCAGGTTGTGCAGTTGCCTGTGTTTTCTTGTGTGAAGTTTGGTGTGTCGTGGGCGCCGATTTTGATTGTGTTGTAGAGGTCGCTGTTGCAGGCTTGTTCAAACCATGAGTTTTCTTGGTCGGTTGGTGGGTTGCCGAGTAGTAGGAGTCTTGTGTTTCCTCCTGTCATGAGGGCTTCTAGGGCGTTGCCGATTGTTTGTGAGATTCCTCCCGCTTCATCTACGACTACGAGGAGGTTGGGTGCGTGGATGCCTTGGAGGGCTGTTTCGTTGTATTGGGCTGGGGCGAATCCGAACGCTACGACACTGTTGTTTTGTTTCCATTCCACTGTGAGGCAATCACCCGTCAGGTTGTGTGTCGCATGAAGTTTTCTGATGTGTGACCACAAGATGTTGCGTACTTGTCTGAACGATGTGGCTGTTGTGACTACTTGGGCTGTACCGATGGGTTGGCACATCACCCACCATGCAACGATTCTCGCCGCCAAATGGCTTTTTCCTGGGGCGTGACACGCTGGTACGGCTGTTCGTTTGTTATCCCTCACCGACATGAGGATTTCTCGTTGTTTACTCCACAAAGTTTCTTTCAACCCGAGTTCAACGAACCCGATAGGGTCAGTCAAATATTGTGTCCAAGGATTATCTTCAACTCTTCTCAAAAGTTGGTGAACGGTTTGCCTTTCCTCAACAGAAAGTTTCGATAACCAAAGTTTCCGCTCTACGTGTGTCGCATCACGAAGAAAAGATAAAAGTTTCGCTTCCCCGCTTAACCCTTCATCAGTCTTAGGCAAGCAATTCCTCTATTTGTGTGTTCAAATG